TAAATCTTTTCATTACGGCGGAATATCGAGCTGTTCATAAATATGTGAAAGAAAAGTATCCAGATTTTCTTGTTGAAAATGAATCTGGAGTAAATCAAAAATATGCCGTTCCGCGCTCATTAAAAACAGTGATGAATAAAGTAAATAAATGGTGCGGTCAAAATATTAGCGAAGAAAAACTGTCTCTTAATCATCGAAAGTGTTTGGAAAAACTTTTAGTTTATTTGAGCAGCCCACGTTTTGTTGCGAATTATGATTCTTATACTAGTTCTGCTGATAAAGAATTGTTTGAAGCAGAATTTGTGCGCTCAACTTGGGATAAGCCTGATTTAACAATTGATGAAATTAATTTGTATGTTAATGTTTGTATGGATTATATTAATTTGCGTCAGATTGATATAAAGAAGAACAAAGTAAACGAAATGTTTAATGATACTCAAGAGCAAAAGGATTTAACTATTCGTCTTACAGAAATTTTAAAAACAATTAGCGAAGAATATAATCAATGCGCTCAACGAATTGATAAATCTATTCAAAAATTAAACGGAGAAAGATCAAAAAGAATTGATCAACATCAGCAAAAAAACGCTTCAATTTTAAACCTCGTTGAATTGTTCCAAGACGAAAAAGAGCGTAAGATGATGATTCAAATAGCCGAAATGCAAAAACAAATTATTAAAGAAGAGGCTAATCGTTTTGAGTCTATGACTTCTTGGAAGGCTAGAATTTTAGGAATATCGAAAGAGGATGCGATATGATAGAGTGTCAAATATGTTCACAATCCTTTGAAACAGATAAAAGCTTACACACTCACTTAAAAAAACATGGAATTTATCAGGCGGAATATTATTGCAAATATTATCCACGCACTTCTATTTACTATAAAAAAAGAATACCATTCATTAATAAAAAGGATTATTTCAATACGGAATTTGTTGACATCAATGAATTTTTAGCTTGGGAAAAAAATGAGAATTCAGATTTGGTAAAAAAGAAATGTCTAGAATTGATATCTAAAAGAGTGAAAGAAAAAGAATACCTTTTCGCTCCATTCCATAATGAATTGGAAACTTTGAATTTGCCTCCAATCAATATTCTTAAAAAGTATTTTGGAACATATGGAGAATTTTGCAAATTGTTGAATCTAGAACCTTTATTCAATCGCCCAATCCCAAAGGATTTTTATAAAGATGTTGAGGATACCGCGATGCTAATTGACACGCGAGAGCAGCAGCCAATTCCTTATGAAAATCAATCTGTTGAAAAATTATATATTGGAGATTATTTATTAAAAAATCTTTATACAAATACTTTTGTAGACAGAAAAAGTGAGTCGGATTTTTTAGGAACTCTTTCTTCTGGGTTAGATAGATTTGAAAAAGAAATACAAAGGGCGGTAGAACTCGGGGGATATTTATTCGTTGTGACTGAATCTTCGATTGCCAAAATACAGGAAAATCATAAAAGATATAATAAAAAAACAAATCTAAAATATGTTTTTCATAATATGAGATATTTGAGTCACAAATATCCCAGAAAAATTCAATTTTTATTTACTTCAAACCGATCAATATCAAAGGATATAATTCCGAGATTACTATATAACGGTGAAAAATTATGGCAAGTGGATATGCAATATTATATAGATGATTTATCAAAATCAATTAACATATGTCGTGGGAACTAGGAAATCAAATACCAAGAAAACAAGAATTAATTACAAATGATGAGCTTTTAAATATTGATGGATACCTTGAAGAAAGAGAAGCTAAATTATTGTTTTATCAATTCTTAAGAAATAACATCACTTTTGCAACTGATTTGATTACTGGTGTTAAGCTTTTCCCTTTTCAACATATGGCTATCAAGTCGATGTTGGAAAGTGATTATTTTTTAGCTGTATGGAGTCGCGGACTTTCTAAATCTTATTCTTGTGGTATTTATGCTGTGCTTGACGCAATTTTAAATCAGGGCATAGAAATAGGTATTCTCAGTAGATCGTTTCGTCAAAGTAAAATGATCTTTAAGAAAATAGAAGATATTGCCGCAAAGCCTGATGCTTATTTACTAAAGCAATGTATCACTCATGTTTCTAAAAGTAATGATGAATGGGTAATGGAAATTGGAAGAAGCAGAATTAGAGCTTTGCCGTTGGGCGATGGTGAAAAGCTTCGTGGTTTTCGTTTTCATCGAATTATTATTGATGAGTTTTTGCTTATGCCGGAAAGAATTTATAACGAAGTTATTGTTCCTTTCTTGTCGGTAGTTCAGAATCCAACTCAGAGAGAAGAATTGTATAATTTAGAAACTCAATTAATTGAAAAAGGAGAAATGAAAGAAGGGGACAGATACCAATGGCCAAATAATAAATTGATTGCTTTGTCGTCGGCTTCTTTTAAATTTGAATATTTATACAAATTATACGAACAATATGATAACTTAATTTTTAATCCCAAAAGGGGAGAAAAAACAAAGCGCTGCGTCATGCAATTGTCTTACGATTGTGCGCCAATGCAGCTTTATGATCAAAATCTTATAAATCAAGCAAAATCAACAATGAGTGAATCACAGTTTATGCGAGAATTTGGCGCGCAATTTACTGATGATAGTTCTGGATATTTTAAAATATCAAAAATGGCGTTATGCACTGTTCCAGATGGCGAGCAACCTTCTGTTGAAGTTATTGGATCTGCTGAAGATGAATATATTGTTTCTGTTGACCCTTCTTGGTCAGAAACTGAATCTTCTGACGATTTTGCTATTCAAGTATTGAAATTAAATAAGGAAAAACAAATGTCTACTCTTGTTCATTCTTATGCTCTTTCTGGATCTTCTTTAAAAGATCATATTAAGTATTTTCTTTATGTATTAAAGAATTTTAATGTTGTCGCTATCTGTATGGATTATAACGGAGGCGTTCAATTTATGAATTCTTGTAATGAAAGCGAACTTTTTAAAAATGAAAAAATTGAATTAAAATCAATTTTAACTGAGTTCGAGAGGCCAGAAGAATATACTCAAAATATTATTTCCGCCAAAATGGAATATAATAAAACTGATTATAAATATGTTATTTTGAGAAAACCTACTTCCAGTTGGATAAGAAATGCAAATGAATTGCTACAGGCAAACTTTGATCATAGAAGAATATACTTTGGAAGTAGAGCTATAGATGATAATTTTAGATCTCAAATTAAAAAACACATAGGAATTATAGATTTAAAATATCAAAATGTCGCCGACTCAGAAAAAGAGAGCGAAGAATCAAGAATGATTGATTTTGTAGAGCATTTATCAGATATGATATTGTTAACAAAAACAGAATGCGCTCTCATACAAATAACAACTTCTGCTCAGGGAGCGCAAAATTTTGATTTGCCTCCGAATCTAAAAAGAAAAACTGGTCCCGATAAACCAAGAAAAGACAGTTATTCTGCTTTGGTTTTAGGCAATTGGGCCTGTAAAATATATTTTGATATTCAAAATACTCACGTCGAAGATACAATGGAAACTTTTACACCAATGTTTATTGCTTAAAAAGTTAAAAAGTCACTTTGAAAGTAACTATGTGTAACTATTATATATTATGAGTCGCAAATACACGAAAAGATCCGATTATTGGAATCAATTTTCTACTGGTAATTCTGATCAAAAAGCTCCATTGGAAGATATTTTAAAAGAAAATTCTTCTGAACCATCTTTTGTCGGTGAGCCTTTTTATTCTTTTGAGGCAAAAGCGTCTTACGAAAGAACTGGAATGGGCGACTCTACCAGCATGAGAAGAAATTTGGCTTATGTGGGGCCAAAAATATATAAATACGCAAATATCAGAGAGGGTTTGTTGCCATTTGAGATGTCGGTTAATGGATACAATATTAGAGATGCTATTGAATTATGTCAAAAAGCATATGCTAATGTTGCTATTTTTAGAAATGCGGTGGATATTATGTCTGAATTTTCAAATGCTGAAATATATTTAGAAGGTGGAAGTCAAAAGGCTAAAGACTTTTTTCACAAATGGATGAAGTATGTAAAAATGTGGAAAGTTAAAGATCAATATTTTAGAGAATATTATCGCAGCGGAAATATTTTTTATTACAAGATAAATGGTAAATTTGATTTGAATGATTTTCAGAAAATTTTACAAACATACGCTAATTATGATGGCGATTCTTATAGTG